TCCGTGGCCTGGGCTGCGGGTGTTCCAGCTAACGCTGTAGCCATGGCAGCAGTGCCGGCCACACGTCGAGCTGTGTCTAATACGCCCTCGGCAACTACTTCACCATTGGCGTCAGCAACTTTAATGTTGCGTCTATTTTGTCCAGTAGCGAAATTATCGCGACTAAACTCTAGTCTGTCCACTAACTTAACTACATTGCCATCGTGATCTACTGCTACAAAACCCTCGGGCTTGGAAACACGATATCCAGTGTCAGTTTTAATAAACGTTCCCACTGTGCTTTCTATCTTTTGTAATTTTTTAATAAAAAATAGCTTTAAATCTATTGCACGTTTATATAACGCTAAAATTCCCAACAATGTATTACTGTTATCAGCAATAAATTTATTAAGTTCTTGTATTCTCTTATGACGCTCCTGTGCTGCTGGACTATCAGGTCCACCCTTGAGTTTACTGATATCTGCGTTCATTTTTTCTGTTACATAGGCAATAAATTCTTGTAAAAATTTAGTAGTGCTGCCAACTTGAAATTTGCCTTCACGTACTTTGACATTAATAAAGGGTTTAATATATCCACTAAAGTCTTGTGCTTTATCGTCACTAAGCATACGATCAAACTGTCGTGGATCTATTTTCATTAACGTTGCTGCTACTTTGTTCATAGCAGCATCGACATGAGCAGCTTCTGCTGGAGTTAATGTAGCTATACCAGTTAAATCTTCATAATAAGCATCGTCCCACCATACAGCAGGATTTTTTTGCAGAGCTGCACTGTTAAATCTAAATGTAGCCTTCATATCAGGAAGATTAGCATAATCTTTAAGTGGCTCTAACCCTTGTTCCTTACGCTCAGCCTGCGCCTCTGCACTGGGTGGTTCCCACTTATAAACAGTGTGGAATATAATTCCCAGCTCAGCAGCCTGCATTTCACGTGCTATTTGAGTTGTGGGATCTATAGCGTAAGTAATTGTGTTGGGAGTAAACGTTAAATATTCCACTCCATTGATGTCGGCAGTTTTTAATCCACGCTCTGCATCTCCACGCACAAACAACAAATCACCTTTAATAACATCAGTGATACCCAGCTTGGGTAAATTCTTTAAACAGGTTTTTAATATTGCGGCTAATCCTGGACTTGTGCCGTACCAAGTATCTATATCGCTTTCTTTTTTACAGAGTTTTGCATCTCGAGCAAATACGCTTTTAGTGCCAATAAAAAACTTTCCATCTTCGGGATCAATGCCACAATGTATTGCTGGGCTACCATCCCACTTAACTGTAACTTTAGTGGAGTCACCGGTGCCATTCTTTGTTAACATACTATAGAGGCCTTGGATATAGTTAAAGGCTTCTAACGCACCATTATATCCTTTGTTAAAGATTTCGTCCTCGAGATGTTCAAGATGCGTGGCTTTGTCAGCAGCAGCTTCTGTCAATAACTCCCAGGCCGGGGGTTGATTTTTTATTTCAAATAATTTCATTGCTGATGGTCTTCTTTAAATTGTCGGTAAGATTCTGCAACTTGCTGATGCATTGGGTCATTAGCTGGGTCATTAGCGGCTGTAGAAGAAGTAGTATTAGCAGTATTAGCAGCAATATTAGCGACGGTAGTATTAATATTAGGAAAAATTCGTTTGTCACGAGCAGCCTGTGTTAGTGCTCGTTCTATATATGGATCCACCCCACTAATAAATGTACCAAGAGCTCCTCCAATATCCCCGGTCTTGAAAATTTTAAATACCAACTCCGCGGGCTGTTGCTGTGCTGCAGGCTGTTGCTGTGCTGCAGGCTGTTGCTGTGCCGCGGGCTGCTGTTGTTGCGCTGCTTGTAAGGCCTGCCTATTCCTCTGCATCGCTTGCTGTCTACGCAATAGCTGGTCTGCATTACCATCTTCTTTAATTACGTCATTTATTTTCATCTTTGATTCGCCTAACACCACGAGTAAATTTAGTGGGATCTTGTCCACGTATACTATTTAATAATCTACGCTCTAATTCCTCGGCAGCCTCGGGCTCATAATTCTCACGAATAAACGTGATGAGATTTATCGCACCCTGAATCACATGATTTGCGCGACTTTCCACTAAGTTTTCACGATCTCGCTGAATACGAATCGTGTCTAGTTCTTCTAAGATACTACGTGTTTTACGCTGCAAGATCTGCTCCGGTTTAATGTATTTAGCTGTTATTGGTTAAGCATTGGTGTTACTCTTTAAACCAGCTAACATTTGTCGTAGCTTAGTGCTCTGGGCTTCTGCTGACGGCGGCGGATCAGCATCCTTGGCCGCGGGCTCTACTTGGGCCCGGGTTTTAATCTGCTGCATAATGCTACCCACCTGTGGCTTTAGTGTCCCAACACCAGCATCTTCGCCGGGGTCGGTAATACGCATTGTATCGACATTGTATTCCAGGTCAATTTTTTGTCCTACTCCGTTACTGCTACGCGATTTCATACACTGTATCTGATAGCGTCCACGCTCACGCATCTGACGACTAGTAAAAATACCGAATACGTTATCTGCGGTATTGATCTTACTAATACCACCACTGATATGACTGTGATCAAACTCTACTTCCTCGACTGCACTACGATTTAACTGACTAGCAGTAACCATTAAAATACCCAGTTCCCTAGCTAGATTACGTAATTCTTCACTGACATACTTGTCTTTAATAAACAAATCACTGGGACTTACTTTAGCACTGATCGGCATCAACAAGTCCAGATAGTCAATCATTATAAAATCTACACGGCGTCCTGTCTGTATTTGATATTCCTTTAAAAAAGAACGTATATTATTAATATTACTCTGTGCTGGTAGCGATTTAACTTGATAGTTACCGGCTTTTTTACCAGCTAATTTAATCATTAATGCAGTATTGTCCTGATCTTTACGTATGTCTTTAGTGCTTTTGTTAGTAAGCATAGCAGCACTACGTAGACCTGTTAATTCTTCAGATAGTTCCAGTGTTATATAGACACCGTGTAGCCCAGCAGTTAACCAGTTTAACGCAATGTTCATCATGACCAATGACTTACCTGATCCTGAACCACCGGCAAAAATGTTTAATTCGCCGCGACTAAATCCTCCATATAACAATTTGTCCAGCTGCGGCCAGCCTGTGCTAACTTGTCCGCCACCGTCAAAATATTTGTTCAACATACCCGCGGGGTCATGCCAAAAATCTGTACCGAGATCACGTGTTAGACTAATCTGCACTGCATCCTTGATTAGTTTTTCCACGGGGTCATATTCGCCTTTTTCAATTAAGTCTGCAGATTTTAAAATTGCACGTTCTAGTTCACGGCGTCGGCTAAAACTTTCAAACTCCGACATAAACCATTCATAGTGCCCAGCATCGAGATTCTGAAGTGCTCGCAGTTCTACTCCGGAAGTAGCCTGTATCTGATCACTAGTGGGCATAGTTCCATATTCAGCGCAATGTTCTCGGAGGAATTTCGCCGCTGATTTTAAACTGCGATCAAAATTATCTGGATTGTAGATATTCTGTACCCTGACAAAGCTCTCGGGATTGCTTACCATCATCTCCAGGAATAATTTTTGAATTTGAACATTATAATCTGTCATTTAAAAGTTGCTTTCTGTTTTAATTTAATCTTTAATTTATTACTTTCACGATTCTCGAGAATATCTTTGATGACAAATAATTTGCCATACTTTATTGTCGCCTCGTTGATGTCCTTGCAGGTTTCTCTCCAGGTCGGGAAGCTCACTGTCCAGCCACGATCCATGGCAACATTGATTGTTCGCCGACCAGCATCGTCCCAGTCCGGGACTAAAATAGTTTCTCTATTTAATCTCTCGATGAGCTCAGCCTGCTGATCTGTGATCTCAGCACCACTGACACTGACTCCGTCCACAGACATAGCATCAAATGCTCCCTCGCAGACTATAACAAATTTCCAGTCGCGCTGCTGTGTGTCTAAATTAAAAACAAAATCTGCAGGATGATCACTGTAATACTTGGGCTTCTGATCGGGTTTAATAGTCCTGGCCGTATAGCCAATGATCTCATGATTATACAGATAGGGAATAATTATTCTTGTCTTCAATTTATCCGACGGCGACCAGTAAAAATCATATTTAACAATATCTATCTCACGTTTCAAAAGATATTCTATGACCTGATCCAGCTCAGCCGGCATTGACTCGGAGCCCTGTCCTAGGACACCATAAAATGTCGCTAAATCTGTAATCTTTTTAGCATCTGCCGGCAGCGACCTTGGTTCAAATTTTATTTCTTCCTCGGGTTCGGCCCTGTTTAACATTTCGAACTCTTCGGGATTAAATAATTCTCGAATTCGAATAGCCTCGATCACCAGTCTCTGGATATCATTATCGCCGACATTCATCCACTGCAATAATGTTCTAAATTTAAAGTTAAGATGTCGTCCCGGTAGATAACTAGCAGTATACTGACAGTTAAAACAATGGAAACTCACTCGTCCATTGTTAAGAATAAATCCCGCTCGCCCACGTGTATCGCGTGACTCTCCGCGATGATGACAACAGGGTGCATTAAAAGAATGCCAACCACCCTGGCTCACTCTGTGGCCAGGGGGCAGGACTGCGGCTACGAAGTTTTGTATAGTATCTAACACTCTGACAGTCTAACAGGAACCCTGCAAAAAATCAAGTGTTTTGGTGACCTTATGTTAAGTCAATATTATCACGATAGTTAGTGCCGGCACCATATTCAGTAGGCATTGGTTTTAATC